CGAAGACATTGAGCCCGCCGGGTTGAACCTGAGCAACCTGTCCTATACGGATGGAGATGCGGTTCCGAACAATGTCGCGCAAGTTGCCGGAATCAGCACCAGCATAAACATCCGTCTTGTTCTGACTGGTGGTAGCGGAGGAACCGTCTACTACAGGTCTTCATCCAGCTCTTTCACAAGCACCGACTACTCAACGAATGCGGGAGCGTGGACGGCGTTGTCGTTCACGGGATCGAACAGCGCAAGCATCAGTGTTGCGCCAAACCGATACATTGGATTTGCCGTTGTCCCTACAACCAACGGAAACACCAACACATATCAGGTTCAGAATGTGAGCGGAGGGAATGCGGTAATAGGTTCGTTTACCGCACTGAAGAGTGCAGCGGCTGGCGGCGATGTCGTACCGAATGCGCTGAATTGGTCTGACATCAACTACCTGTCCTCAATCGACCTTTGGGGATTCACCCAGCGTCAGGTCACGGGAATCAGTCAGACGATCACTCTTCGCATCAGCCTCAGCAATACATCGCAGACGATCTACTACCACAAGGGTGCAAGTGGATTTCAAGGACAAGACTTTGAAACAGACTTCTCTGATTCTGCTTCACCATCGGGACAAGGGATGACTCAGATTGGCCACAACGGAACATTTACCGTGTCCAACAACGACTATGTGTGCTTTGCTTCGGAATCTGGAGCAAGCTTCACGGTCACGGTCGTGAATGTGTCTAACTCGAACTCTACATTGGATACATTCAACTATTCATTCTCTTCGTAACGCACTGAACCTGAGTCCTTATTTTTGGCGGTAGAACAATGGACGAAATACTCAAGCTTCTGCATGAAGGGGTAGGTCGAGCCCTGCTGGAGCGCATCCAGTCAGGTGAAGCCAACGCCGCAGACCTCAATGTGGCCCGCCAGTTCCTGAAGGACAACGGCATCGACGGATCCATCAAGAACAGCGAGCCACTGCTGAACCTTGCCAAGGTCATGCCTTTTGATCCCGACGAGGAGGAAGCCGCATGAGCGAGGCTCAGGACAAGCTCAAGGACTTCCGCAACTTCGTATGTCTTGCGTGGGATCACCTTGGGCTTCCTGAGCCGACTCCGGTTCAGCTGGACATCGCCCGCTACCTACAGAAGGGTCCGCGTAGGCGTGTCATCGAGGCGTTCCGTGGAGTGGGTAAGAGCTGGCTGACCAGCGCCTATGTGGTCTGGCGCCTTCTGCACGACCCGACCCTCAATGTTCTGGTGGTCTCTGCATCGAAGCAGCGGGCAGATGACTTCAGCACATTCACCCTGCGCTTGATTCATGAGATCCCGTTCTGCCAGCATCTGAAGCCCAAGGACAGCCAGCGAAACAGCAAGATCGCCTTTGATGTCGGTCCCGCACCGCCAAGTCAGGCCCCAAGCGTTGTCTCCAAGGGAATCACCAGCCAGATCACCGGAAGCCGTGGCGACCTGATCATTGCTGACGATGTCGAGTCTCTGAATAACTCGGCTACCGCCGTGATGCGAGACAAGCTGCTTGCAAGCACTGCCGAGTTCGAGGCGGTCCTGAAGCCCGGTGGGGAGATCATCTACCTAGGTACGCCCCAGACCGAGCAGAGCATCTACCACGGACTGACGGAGAAGGGGTACGAGATCAGGGTGTGGCCAGCTAGGTTCCCGGAGGAACGCCTCAGGGTGGCCTTTGGAGACCGTCTGGCTCCCATGCTTAGGAACGGAAAGGCTGGAGATCCCACCGATCCAAAGCGGTTCGACGCCATCGACCTGATGGAACGCGAGGCGTCCTATGGAAGGACAGGCTTCGCCCTCCAGTTCATGCTGGACTCGACCCTCAGCGATGCAGACCGCTACCCGCTGAAGATCAACGACCTGATGGTGTTCGGGTTGAACCCGGAGAACGCCCCGGAAAAGCCTGTCTGGGCGATGAATCCCAACAACATCGTGAAGGATGTGCCGTGCGTTGGGTTCAACGGAGACCGCTTCTACGCCCCCATGGAGATCCAAGGCAAGTGGATTCCATACGAGGGCGGAATCATGGCCATCGATCCTGCGGGCCGTGGAGGCGACGAGACCTCCTATTGCGTGGTCAAGATGCTGAACGGCTTCCTGTATGTGACCGCCTGTGGCGGCCTTGCAGGAGGCTATGGGGAGGATGTCATGAAAAAGCTGACATCCGTGGCCAAGGTCAACAAGGTCAACCTGATCCTAGTGGAGTCGAACTTCGGTGACGGTATGTTCACTGAGCTGCTGAAGCCGTATCTGCTCAGGGACTACCCCTGCACGACCGAGGAGGTTCGGCACAACATCCAGAAGGAACGCCGGATCATCGACACCCTTGAGCCAGTCATGTGCCAGCACAGGCTGGTCATCGATGTCGGAGTCATCAAAAACGATTACGAATCCACCAAATCATATGCCAGCGAGAAGGCTCTCCAATTTTCCCTTATCTGGCAGCTCAGTCGAATCAGCAGGGCCAAGGGATCGCTAGCTCACGATGACCGTCTGGACGCCCTCAGCATGGCCGTTGGATTCTGGGCAGACAAGATGGCTCAGGATGCAGACCGCAAGATGGCCATCCACAAGGAGCAGATGCTGGATCTTGAGCTGGAGCGGTTTATGGAACACGCCATCGGTTACAAGCCCAAGGGGGACACATGGATGTAGACGATCTTGAGATCCTCGCTGCGTCCGTCATCCTGCTGTACGAGGACCATCTCCGAGGCAAGGGAGACATCGTGTCTGCCACCGCCCTAGCTAGGGGCATGAGGATGATGCGGGAAACCGTATCTCCCGAAGTCATGGAAATGTGCAAGGAGTTCAAATGCCAAGCCCCTGCGAAGGCAAGAAGCTGAATGTCCCGTGGAAGACCCCCGGTGGACCGAAGAAGTCAGCCGTGTGCGTCAAGGACGGAGACAAGACCAAGATCGTCCGCTTCGGTGATCCCAACATGAAGATCAAGAAGCACATCCCCGGTCGCCGGAAGAACTTCCGTGCACGACACAACTGCGACAACCCCGGACCAAAGACCAAGGCACGGTACTGGTCATGCAAGGCTTGGTGAACTATGCCCCGCAAGGAACCCCGAAACTACAAGGAAGAGTACCGCGAGTACCACGGCAAGCCGGAGCAGATCAAGAACCGGGTAAGCCGGGACAAGGCCCGCCGGATGATGATCAAGAAGGGAAAGGTACGCAAGGGAGACGGCAAGGAAGTGGACCATCATGATGGCAATCCACGGAACAACCACCCCAGCAACCTGAAGATCATGTCTCGGAAGAAGAACCGACAGAAGGGCGACCGTTGATGCAGCTGTTGTTCAACACCTACAAGATCCCTGTTGTTGTTACAGAGATGCCTGAAGGTGACTTTGGACAGTTCTCCTTCTACCCTTATCCAGAGATACAGGTCAGTAATAAGCTGAACCAAGAAGTTCTTACCAGTACCATCCTTCATGAGACCATGGAGATGATCTCCGAGATCTACGGGCTGAACCTCGATGAGTCTCAGATCCGAACCTTGGAGGTCTCCCTGATGGCGATCTTCTTCCAGAATCCTTGGTTCTTGGAGCGTCTTCGCAAAGGCCCGGAGAATGCCATTACAGACCTTCCAGACTGGCCCCCTAGCCAGACCCTGCCGGATGCACCGGAAGCCTTGTAGGCCATTCTAGAGCCATTGGGAGACAAGCCATGCCGTTCAAGTCCAAAGCTCAACAGCGGTTCATGTTCGCTACCAAGCCAGAGATGGCCAAGCGGTGGGCCAAAGAGACTCCAAGCATTTCCAAGCTCCCTGAGAAAATGAAGATCAAGAAGAAGAAGTAGGGTCTGGAATGTTTGGTGAAAAAATCTGAGAGGGTTTGATATAGCGTAGCGCGCGCCGCGCCCCCCGGTGGGGGCCTGTGCGTTGCGCGTGGCGAGCCTCTGGCCGGTTGTTGGTTATCGGACCATGCGGCACTCCTGCTTTCCCGCGCGTGCGCGTGCGTGCGCGTGATGCGCGGGCGCGCGAATATTGGAGTCGCTCCGTCTCTCCCTCCCCGTTTGTTATCGGCCCTCAGTCTCAGCACTGAGACTCTGAAACAATCTTCGTCAAATTCTGCGGGAACTACTTGCACCGCGCCGATTCACTGGCAAGATGCATCCATCGGACGGCAACCCCGCAACTCCGCAGGGCCCGGATCGATCAAAGCGAAAGGCAAGAGAACATGAAGGCTAAGAACCGCAACACGAAGTCAGAGACCGCAACTGCCACCGCAGTCGCCGCAGTCGCCGCAGTCGTTCCGACGAAGACGGAGAAGACTGCGCCCAAGTCGTGGGATTCCAACCTCGGCAAGATGCGTGACGATGCCATCGGCGGCGTCCTGACCGTTTGCAAGGCGCTCGACGGGATCGAGGCTTCCGCGAAGAGCGCCGCGATGGCCATGCATCGCCTGTATCGGATCGGTCACCACACCGTCGCCGGATGGTCGAACTTCGCGGACTGGTTCATCGCGGCCAGTGCTGCGAACGGCGCCGCGCCGAATGCGAAGACGGTTTACCGTTCCATCGCCGCAGGGGCGGCACTGGACGCCATGGGAACGGCGGCGGCGGAGGAGTGCCGGATTCCTATGGACGCTCTCGCAGCGAACATTGGCGCACTTCGCAAGGACAAGAAGAACCCGGATGCCATCGGGTCGATTCTGCGCACTCGCTCCAAGAACTACAATGCGGCACGCGCTGCGGGGAAGTCTTCGGAAGCGGCCATGGCGGACGCCGGGATCCGCACGAAGAAGTCGCCCACCGATCCCAGCGCGGACTTGGATGCTGAGGGGCGGGCGAAGAAGTGCGCGGACTTGGCGTGGTCGCTCAGCGGCCAATCGACTGCGGAAGCCGTCAAGATTCTGCACAGTGCCATCGACCGACTGAAGGCGTTGGAAGCAGCAGCGATTCGCGCCGCGAAGGGGACTTGACAGTCTCAGTACTGAGACTCGACAATCCGCAACACGCCCCGCGCCCACGAAAGTGGGCCGGGGTTTTTTTGTTTCCACTTGGGGCGGGGTCGGCTCCAGTTGGGCCGGGGGTCGCTGAACGAT